AGCTGGGCCGCATCGGCATCGCGCGATAGGTTGGCCAGCTGCTCCATGGACTTGGCAAAGGCGGTGGCCTCAGCGCTGGCCTGGGCGATTTCGGTGCGGCCGCCGGCCTTCTTGGGTTTTGGCTCGCCGGTATTGGTGCGGACGATGTCCGTTTTGCCGCTGCCGGAGGCCATGCCGCGCCCTTCGTTGCCGTAGTTGGCATCGGCCCCCTGCAGGGCTTCATTGAGTTGCAGCTTTTTGAAGTATTCGAGCTGGCGGCCAACGCGGCCAATCTTGGCTTCCATGTCAGCCGTGTCGATACTGCCGCCGTCGAGGCGGTTCGTGGCCATGGCGGCATCGCGTACTTTGGTCAGCTTTTCCAACTCGGCGCTCAGGCTCTTGACCTGTTGCCCGGCACTGAGGCCCGGGTTGGCCGTGCCCAGGCCGACGACCGCTTCCCAGAAGCCCATGCCGGCCGCTTTGGCGGCGAGAAATTCCGTGGCCAGGCGATTCAGGCTGGGCAGCAGCTCTCCGGCAATGCTTTTGGCGACCGAACCGGACAGGATGGACAGCTTGTCCATGTTGTCGTTGAATTCGGCAGCCTGCTTGGTGAGTTTGCCATCGATGACGGCGCCGAGGCTTTCGGCCTCCTTGCGCATTTTCTCCAGGCCGGCAGCACCGCCGTTGAGCAGCGGGACGAGCTTGGCGCCGGATTTGCCGAACAGGTCGACGGCCAGCGCTGTCTTGGCGGCGCCGTCTTCGAAGCCGGCAAAGCGCTCGGCGATTTCGGCCAGCACCTTTTCGGCCGGCTTGATCTTGCCGCTGGCGTCGGTGACCTTGACGCCGACATCGGCGAACAGGGCGCCGGCTTCCTTGCCGCCGGCGGCGGCTTCCTGCATCTTGACCGATAGCTTGGTCAGGGCGCCGGTCATGTCCTCGAATTCGAGGCCGCTCATTTTTCCGGCAAAGTTGAGGGCAGAGAGGTCTTCGACCGAGACGCCGAGTCGCTCGGCGGCTTCGTCGAGTTTGTCCAGGCTGTCGACGGCGTTCTTGACGGCCGTGCCGAAGCCGGCGCCGAGCAGGCCGGTGATCAGCCCGCCACCGATGCCGCCGGAGAAGGCAGAAAACAGGCTGTCGGTTTTGCCCTTGAGGCTGGCGAGGCCGGCATTGACCGAATTGAAGGCGGCCTGCGTCTGGTCGCTGGCGGTCAGGGTAATGCCGACTTTGGTGTTCATGTGAGGTGGTCTCGAATGATGGTCAGGTCGTACAGCAGCGCTTCGATATCCTTGATGCCCAGCAGGTCGATCGCCACATCGATGCCGACCCAGTCATAGCCGCCGGCGATGTTCCAGGCCCGGATGGATGCCTTGAATTCGTCCGGCGCCGGTGGCGGTGGCGGCGTCGGACGACGGCATACGGCCAGCCAGGCCTTTAGACGTTTCCCCGTTCGGCCAGGGCTTCCTCGTGCCGGGTGTAGGCTTCGGTGATGCCCTTGATCAACGGCTGCCAGTAGGCCGGGTAGTCCTTGATCCACAGCCGGAAGGCCGTGGCGTCGAAGGCTACCGGCTCGGGGTCGCCGCCGGGGAAGAGGTCGCTTTCGTTCAAGTCCCAGCCGACGACGAAGCCGGCGGCCCAGTCGATATCGAGGCGCTTGCCTTCGGACTGGGCGTTGAGCACATCCCAGGGCGTTGGCCGGCTGATGGTGAGCTGGTGGCGGCCGACCGGCAGAAGGCTCTGCCGGGCAGCGGCCATCTTGGCGAAATTGACGTCGCGCATGGGATCAGGCCGCGCAGACGGTCAGGCCGCCGAGCATGGTGATCTTGGCCGGGCTGGTGGTGACGCCCTGCTTGCCGCCACCCGGGGCGCCGGTGTAGCCGACGGTGCCGTACCAGAGCACGAAGGCGCCATCCGGCCACATGACTTTGAAGCCTTTGTTGGCGCGGGTCTGGAAGGCAGCGATCATGGCTTGCTGGGCGGCGCTGGAGGGGTCCCATTGCATGGTCAGGTCGGCGGCCTGGGCTGCCGCGCCGACGACGATCTGGGTATCGACCAGGTCATTGACGGTGGTGGTGTCGACGGTCTTGATGTCGCCACCGGAGAAGGTGAATTCCTGAACGCCCGTGATGGAGGTGCCGAGGGTGACCTTCTTGGCCGTGCCGCTGGAGAAGGTGTTGTACAGCGTGGTGTCGATGCCGGTGCTGCCATCGACGCCAGCCAGCTGGAAGGTGTCGGCGGCGACGTTGACCACCTTGAATAAACGGCCGTTGAGTTCGACCATGCCCTGCACTTCGAGCAGGACGATGTCGTTATTGGTAAAGCCGTGGGTGGTCGATGACACGACGCCCGGTGCGGCCTTGGTGATGCCGCTGATGGTCTTGGCGGTAGCGATGGCCGACTCCATGAAGAGCTTGAGGCCGGAATTGGTCTTGATGGTCATGCTGGGCTCCTAGAGGGAAGCGGCCGGGTTGCTGCCGGCGATGAAATAGGTGAGCGGGTAGGTAATGCGGTTGACGCCACAGGGCTTTTCCAGGGTGTCGTCCACATCGGGTTCGATGCGCGGCGCGCCGAGCATCTTGACCAGGCCGCCGAAGCTACGGTCGGCAGTGGTGGCGATTTGCTGCTGCACTTCCAGGGCGATCTGGTCGAGGATGACCTCCATATCGCTGTTGTCCTTGGCGTAGGCTTCGATGACCAGGTCGGCGGTGCGTTGTTCGATCTGGTCGTCGGTGGCGTTGAGCAGCTCGCCGCTATCGTCGCCGATCCACACTTTGAGGTAAGGCAGTGCATCGGTATTGGGCCGGGTGCGCTGGGCGAAAACGGCGGCGCCCGTCGTTGCCAGCCCGGTCAGGCGGGACAGGAAGGCAGCGCGGATCTGGGTGCGGACGTGGCTCATTGTTGCTCCAGTTCCAGCAGCGTCATGCCTTCGCGTGCCGGATCAATCCTGACGACGGTGTAGGCCTTGCCCTTGATGCTGACCGCAGCCCCACGGGCGATGCCGGATAGCGCACCGCTCAGGGCTTCGAAGCTCGGGTTGCTGCCGCTGACCATGCCGCCGAAGGCTTCGGCGTAGGGGTCGCGGTAGAGGCCGTCGACCAGTACGCCGCCGCCGAAATCGGCCGTCGCATCGGCCAGGTGCCGGGTGGTGGCACTGGCGATGCGGGACTGGATATCGGCGAACGGGGTGGCCATGGCGGTCAGGCGTTGATCTTGATGTTGACCGAGGTGGTGGTGGCAGCAGCCGCAGCGGCGGCGAAGCCGGCCAGGGTGTTACCCGAGGCGGTGGTCGTCAGGCGGCTGTTGGTGTTGTCCCAGTAGAGCAGCGCGCCCTGGGCCATGTTGTCGGTGGACAATTTGGCGATGTTGAAGACGCCGGTCACCTGCATGGGGCCGGTTTCGCCGTTGGCGATGGCTTTGAGGGCGACGCCGATGCGGGCACCCATCAACACGACCTGGCCGGAGGCGATATTGGCGCCGGCGGTGTAGTCGATGACTTCGCCCGGTTGAACAAATTTGGTGGTCATTGCATTTCTCCTGTCTGGTGGAGACGGGCCGGCGGGAGGCCGGCCGCGTCGTCATTTAGGCGCCGGCGTTGGTGACTGCGCCGCGATAGTCGATGGCGCCCACGCCGTAGTCGAGGCGGACCTTGTAGCGCGCACCGTCGACGTCGAAGCCGTCATGCACTTCGAGGTAGGGGTCCTGGACGCCGTCGAGGAAGGCGACTTCGAGGACCGGGGCTTCGGACGGATTGGCGAACAGGTAGCGGCGGGTGCCGGAGAGGCGCGGGGTATCGACCACGTCGCGGACCAGGTTGCGCACGATGTTCGGCTTTTGCAGCTTGCCGGTGGTGTCCGGGTCGTACTCGGCGCCGATGATGCCGCGCGCGGTGCCGCCCAGGGTGATGGAGACGAGCAGCACGTCGGCCATGAGGTCGAGGTAGTCGTTACCGCCGACATCCTTCTGGCTGGCCAGGGCAACGCGGTCGGCATCCAGCGCGGCCATGCTGATGGCGGCGGCGGTGGTGATGTTGGCGTGGTTGGCGTGAAACAGCGAGTAGCCGTCGCCCATGGTGGGGCCGAGGCCGCTGTTCAGGGCGAGCAGCGCGTACACGTCGGATTCGATGGTGCGGGCGGCAGCGCGGCCGAGCGAGGAGGCCAGGCCGACGAAGGCGCCCAGGTCGTCGTTGATGACGGACTGGCGGGACAGGTTGATGATGTTGCCCTTGGTGCCGGCGGTGATGGTGGCCTTTTCGCCGTCCGGAATGGTCTTGTTCTTGAACTCGCCCAGTTCGGTGACCGAATCCAGATTGGACAGGGAGCCGACGCGGTAGCGGGCGTGAGCGCGGAAGTCGGAGACCGAGCCGGTGTTGCAGAAGCGCTGCCAGGTCAGGGCGGCGACGGCGTAGGCCGACTGCAGCGCCTTGTGCATGGTGTTTTCGAGCAGGATGGGGAAATCGCTGGTCGATTGGGTAAAGGCGGCGGCGACGATCTCCATCTGGTTGAGGCCAGCGGTTTTGAAGCCGATGCGATCGAGCGAGGCGCGGGCCAGATCGACCAGCTTGGCGCCGCGATACGGGTTGGAGGCGTCGACACGGACGGCCTCGCCCTTGTTGTCACGCAGGCCGGCGCGGGCCATCAGGGCGGCGACGACGGCGCCACGGCGCTTGTCGGTTTCGTCTTCCAGGGTTTCGATGCGGGCGAAGCTGCCTTGCGGGTTGGCCGGGGCGGCTTCCTTGCCGAGCTGGGCGAGGACGCGGGCCTGGGCTTGTTCGACGGTGATGGCCGGGTCGGCCAGGATGTCGGTTTGCAGGGCGGAGACGCCTTCGCGCTCGATGAAGGGCTTGAACATGGCCAGGATCTGGTCGTTCATTTCCTTGGTGCGCGCAAACGGCGCGGAGGCGGTCGGATTGGTCGCCGGGGTTACGGCTTGGGTCATGGGAGACTCCTTGGGTTTGGCGGCGGCCATTGCCGCCGGTGGGTTGAAACGGGAGAGGTCGAAGCTGCGGGCCAGGGAGGCGGCGACTTCGACAGCCGGGCCGACGACATCGCAGAAGCCTTCGGCCAGCGCCTCGGCGGCGGTGTAGTAGTGGTCCTTGCCATCGGTGAGCAGGGCCATGATGGCCTCGATGCTCTGGCCGGATTTGTCGACGTAGCTGGTGGCCATGGCGGCGGCGTACTTGTCGAGCATGTCGGCCTGGTCGCGCAGCTCGGCGCTGTTGCCGAGGGCGATGCCCCACGGGGCGTGGATCATCAGCATGGCGTTGTCGGCCATGGTGACCTTGTCGCCGGCCATGGCGATGTAGCCGGCGCAGGACATGGCGACGCCGTCGATCTGGACATCGATGGTGGCCGGGTGGCGTTTGAGGGCGTTGTAGATGGCCAGGCCATCGGGCACCGAACCGCCGAAGCTGTTGATGCGCAGGGTGATGGATTCGACGTCGAGGGCGGCGACTTCGCGCACCAGGTCGGCGGCGACGACGCCGTTTTCGTCCCAGCGGTCGCCGATGTTGCCGTAGATGTAGATTTCAGCCGTGCGCGCGGTGGCGCCCTGCCCGGCAGCCAGCGCCTTGATGTCGTACCACTTGAGTGCTTTGGGCATAGTGCCTCCGTCGATGGATGGACGAAGGATGCGGTTTTGGCCGTGCCATTTCTTGCCGGTTTGGCACTATCTGCAGGCCGGCTAGATCAGCAGGAGCAGGATGTCTTCGTCGCGCTGGCGGCGGGCGATACGCAGGGCCTCGTCGCGCTTGGGGTCGCGGCGGGTTTTGCCCTGGTTGCGGCGGGGCGCGGTGGGCGGCGGTGCGACGAAGCCGCCGCCGACGTGCTCGGCGCGGCGCTCGTCGGGCGTGAGGTGCGTGTCGTCTCCCGGCGCAAACCAGACCGACGGGAAATAGCCGTCGGAAAACCACAGG